TGGGCGAAGCGTCTGCGTTCATCAGTATCCAAGAAGACATAGTCCACATACAGGGAGGCGGCAACCAAAGACTGGTAGTAAGCGGTGGAAGCAGAAACCGACGCAGACGTAGTGGGGGACAGAGTGGAAACAGCCCACAAGCACTCGTCGATGGGGCGGATATCGAGGTTAATCTTTACTTCGTGATACTGGAGGGCAATCAGAGGAAGTGCCAGACCGGGGTTGGTGCAAAACCAAAACTGGAGAGGAATGTAAAGAGTGGTCTCGGGAAGGGCATTACGAGGGGCACACACTTGACGAGGAGCGACGGAATCACAAGGGCCATCAATGGCGTTGAAATGAGGGTCGGTCAAAAAGGTCATCTGGGTGGTGTTTCCGATCATGTTGAAATAACCGCGTGTTTGTTCAGAAGTCATTGTAAGTTGGTTCCAGATGTGCATCCAGTCTCCATATTGTCTGTCAATTCGTTGACCACCAATTTCAACCTCAACTTGAGCAACAAGTTGTTCACCGGGGTAATCCAACCAACGGGCATAAACACCTTGGTTTTGGGTAGCAGTGTAGGTTCCGAGACCCATCAACTGGTTAATCTCAGGGAGAGTAACCTGGAGGTAAGTACGGTAAGCCAAGTCACCATTTCTGCTGATTGTGCATTGAACACGACGACCAAAATCGGCTTGTCCGTTGAATGTTTGTTCGATAGATTCGATAGCAAAGTTAGTGTATCTACGATAAGTAACTTTCCAGAAAGTAATTTGAGGATTACCAGTAAGGTAAACGTCTTGAGCGCCATAAGCTACGAGTTGCATAAGTCCACCACCCATTTTATATAATAAGCTAAAGAAAAAAATTTTCAGGATTTTAATTTAATTGATTTAATTAAATTAAATTAAAATTTATACACTACAAATTATGTTTTTATATACTTATAAAATTAGTACATCATAATACATTTAAAAAAATTAATATTTATAACAAATTAAAATAACGATATTTTTCTGTTTTTGTTCTAAATAAATGACTAAATAAATGACTAAATAAAATGACTGAAATAAAATGACTGAAATAAAATGACTAAATAAATGATTAAAAAATGATTAAAAATGACAAAATACAAATATTTTAATTGCTACTATTTGATGTTAAAACAAATTTATTTATATCAAAGTTTGTCTTCATAAACGTTTCTAAATAGGCTTCATCAAAAATTTCCTTTTTGCCTTCATGATTTTTTTTAAAAATAAAAGAGTTATTTTGTTTTTTAATACTCCATCCATCATCTAAAGCGTTGAATACAAAAACCATTTTTTGAAATGTGTTATTATCCAGCTTAATTTTATTATTTTCTAAATACCTATCTATATTTATTTTTATATCCATAAATATTTTATTAAAATATGAGAAAACATAAATTGTTTTTTAACTTGTTATTAAATATAAAAAAAATAAATTGTATAATTACATAATATATTTTATTTATATTAGTAATTAAAAAATACTATAATATATTACTTATATGCCTAATTTCAAACCAAAAACAAATAAAAAGTTAAAGTATAACAAAAAATCTTCTGTAACTCTCGATGGAAAACACAAAGAATTTATCAATGAATTTTCTAAAAATGATACTTTTACTATTCCTGAATTAAAAAATGAAAAAAAAGAACTTATTAAATTACAACAAGAAAGCAACAATACTCTAACCGTTGAACAAAAACTAGATATGATAGACCGTATTAATGAAATAAATTCAACTATTAAAGAATTGAAAAACACAAAAAAAGATTATTTTTTAGATAATTCAAAATTTATTTTTGACTATTTTGAAAATAAAAAAAATATTTCGTCAGGTGTTTCAACAAATACAAATAAAACCAAAATATTAAATAATTTCTTTAAAATTAAAGAAGATGATACTGAAAATAAAATTTTCCTAAACAAAAATAACAATATTGTTCAAAAATATTTGAGTAATAATGACGATAATTTTATTGATGTTAATAATTTTGTTTGTCAAACTGATATTTGTCAATACTGTTTTAAGGGTGAATTAATTCCATTAGAAGATGAAGGCATTCTTATTTGCAATATATGTGCTAGAAATATACCTTACTTAATTGAAAATGAAAAACCATCTTATAAAGAACCACCCAAAGAGGTCTGTTTTTATGCTTATAAGAGAATTAATCATTTCAAGGAAATATTGTCTCAGTTTCAAGGAAAAGAAACCACTCAAATACCACCTGATGTAATAGAAAATATCAAACTTCAAATTAAAAAGGAACGCATTGAAATTAGTCAAATTACAAATCACAAAACGAAGGAAATTTTGAAGAAATTGGGCTATAATAAATATTATGAACACATACCATTTATTAAAGATAAATTGGGCATTAAACCGCCGATTATGTCACCTGAATTGGAAGAAACATTATGTAATCTTTTTATCGAATTACAAGCCCCTTATTCTAAATTCTGTCCAGATGATAGAGTTAACTTTTTAAATTACTATTATACCGCATATAAACTTTGTGAGCTTCTAGGCGAAACACATTACTTAGATCAGTTTCCTATGTTAAAAGATAGAGAGAAAAGAATTGAACAAGACACAATTTGGAAGAATATTTGTGAAGAATTAGATTGGGAATTTATTTCTACAATTTAACGTCTTGTTTTTCTCGATTTTCTTTTTTTATTATAAGATTTTCTTGACTTTCTTGACTTTCTTCCGCCACTACTACTTTTAACACTACTAGCACTTGAAGAAGACGATTCTCCAACTTCTTCTGGTGAATAATAATCAAATGGACTATTCTCTTCTTCCTTAAAAAGTGGAATATTCGAATCATATTCTTCACCAATCATTGAATCTAATAAGTCATCTTCAGTATCCCAGTGTAAAAAGTTAAATTTATGTGATGTTGAAAGATTAAACGCAGATGAAGTCAAAAATTTATTACGAAAACCTCTGTATATCCTTTCTAAAAATTCATTTCCACTTATTTGTGCTTTTAAAATATCTGCCTCTTCTTTTGTATACATGGGACATTTTAAAGAACCGCACATCGAAAAACACGTTCTCATATTATTGTAGTTTTTTAATAAAACCGTGGTACCATTATTTTCACTCATGGATAATGAATGTGGAATGTCACCATCATAATCTTCTGCGTTTTCATCTGCTCCATTCTTAAGAAGAGTTTCAACGGCTTCAAAACTATCATATAATGCTGCCAAGTGAAGAGGTGTAGAACCTATTTTGTTTTTTTTATTTATATTAGCTCCATTCTTAATAAGAAAATCAATTATTGGAACATTATTCTTATATGCTGCTATATGAAGGGGTGTATTTTCGTTATGTTTCGTATCCACCCAGTTCACGTCGACGTTTTCATTTTTTATCATGTCTTTAACTTTTTCTAAATTTCTTTCTTTAATAGCAACAATAAGTGCTTTTCCTTTTTTTGTAGACTCTTCCATATAATATTATTATAAAATTATAAAATTATATTACCATTTTCTTTTTATCTTCTTGATTTTCTTGATTTTCTTGATTTTCCTTTTTTATTATAAGATTTTCTTGATTTTCTTGATTTTCTTCTTCCGCCACTACTACTTTTAGAACTCTTACTACTAGCACTTGAAGAAGATGATGATTCTCCAAGTTTTTGTTGTATATATCTGTTTGCCTCTTTCTCATCTTTTGAATAATTAAATTTACTATTTTTTTCTTCCTCAAACAATTCCATGTTTTCACCAAACGATTCACTATCAAACATATCTAACATATCTCTTGACATTTCATCATGTAAAAAATTAAACTTATTACTACGCATAATACTTAAAGAACTTGTTATTAGAACATTACTACGTAATTTTTCGTATACCATACGTAATTCAGGACTGCTCCTTATTGCTGTTTTTAAAATGTCAGCTTGGGCTTTTGTAAATACAGGACATTTTAAAGACCCACATGAAAGAAAAGACATTTTCATTTTTCCGTAGTTATCTAATAAAACATTACTTGGTAATAAATCCCTACGATGTGTTCTTGGATAAGTCATATCTCTTGGCAGTTTACTATCATTATCAGGTATTGTATCATCTGCTCCTTTTAAAAGTAAAGTTGCGATTAATTTGCAATCCGAAGATAAAGCAGCAAAGTGAAGCGGTGTTCGCCCTCTATTATCTCTCTCATTTACAAGAGCACCATTTTCAATAAGCATATTAACCAAATTAATATTTCCGGATTGACAAGCAAAGTGAAGCGGAGTTCGTCCTGTATTGTCTCTTGCGTTTACATCGGCACCACGTTTAATAAGAATATCAGCTATTTCACACTTCACAATAAAATCATTATCTTCATTTTCATTTTCAAAAACTAATGTTGGATCATTCATTCTTACATTGGTTGAAAAACCAGCCATATGAAGTGGTGTTTGGTTCAACATTCTAGGATTTTTCCAATTAACATCGGCACCCTGAGAAATTAATTGGTTTACTAATTCTAAATTGCCCTCTTGTACCGCACGATTAAGCAATCTACCTTTATCTTCATTACCAGACATTATAATATATTATCATTAGAAATAATATAAATTATTAGAAATAATATAAATTATTAGAAAATTATATTATTTATTAGAGTTTAAAATATTTAAATTTAAAACCCACCAGGGAAACGAACAAGGTTAGCACCAATACCGAACCCAGCTCCAGAACGAGCAGTAGCTCCCATGCTTGGTATGTATGTATCCAATATACTGAAAGTGGCCGCAGCGGTTAAAGCAATCAAAATAATTTCCTCAAAATTTAAGGAACGTTTAGGAATAGCATAAGCAGCAATAGCCACCATTAAACCTTCAACAAGGTACTTAATAATTCTCTTGACAAGTTCACCAACGTTAATTAATCCGTTCATTATATTAATTAATAAGAAAAAA